TCGTGGTGTGATCTCTCGGACCCATCGACGGGCCTCTTAGCGGCTAGGTATGCCGCCTGTTAAACTTCTATCTCCTCGATTTCCCATTCTTCAACTTCGATCCCGAGTTCTGGGATCGGGCCTTGTTCAATCGCGCACAGAATCGTGTCCATGATGTGCAGTTCACTTTGGATTCTGCTTTGTTCTTCAATTTTGATGCTCATTCTCTTTCTCCTTTCTGGTGTGGTAGTGCCTTTTTAGTGTAGCACACGGTATCGGTGGTGTCAAGTCAATTCTGTAATACAGAACAGCTTTGGGGCCGTCCTTGGCCCCTTTATCTTAGGCCGCTAGTTTGATAGCCTCGCCGGTCCGTTTTTCGTGCTGGGAAAGTATGGAGTCGTTCCAATTAGACCTGATTCGATTTCCCAAGTTCATCCGTTGCATTCCTGGGTTGAGCTTCTCGTATTTGGCCCGGAACTCTTCTTCGGGTGTCCCAGAAGCGGTTTCTGCGAGACTATAGACCTGCTCCAAGGTCAGACTGCGGAGTGTTAGTGCTACAGAATCACCATTATCCTGACTTTTACGGCCTGTGGGTTGCTGGTAGAAATCGTAGCCCGCCTTCCGTTCATTGTTGATCACAGAACCTTTCTGTTTTATGATTTCTTCAGGTTCCTGTTCTGTGGTTTCGATCTTTTTGTCTTGTTTCTTGCTCATTTCTCTTTCTCCTTTCTGTGATGGAACGCGGTGCTCCATCTCTAGGTAAAGTATAGCATACTCGTGGCTCTGTGTCAAGTGCCTTCTGTCGGGCCGTTCTGTAAGGATATAGGGATACGTACCTTTTAAAAAGGTCTAGCTAGCAGAACTGTTCTGTATGAGAGCCGCGGGTCCTCCTGATTCGTGCCCGTTTCCAAGTCGAATAGGTTCGCCCCCTGAACGGGTTGGCGTAGCAACGTTTTTACCATTTTCCCGTCTCCGGCACCCATATTAATATCTAAAATATATTATATATATCCAAAAGTCTATGATCCACGTGGATCCCCTTGACAGAACGCCTCTCGTATGGTATACTCTTTTTTATGGGTATATCCGCCACCGAGTTAGACATCTTTTGTAAGGAATTGGAAACCCATGGTTCCGTTCCTGCAGCTGCTCGTGCTATTGGTAGAACTTCCAAAGATATTCTCACTATTCGTAAAGACCAAGTTCACATCGATGAGCGCATTATTGATTCCCTTGATCAAGCGGCCGCAAAACTCGAAAAAGAGGCAATGCGCCGTGCTGTAGATGGTGTGGAAGAGCCTGTGTATTATCAGGGTGAAAGAGTAGATAGCATCACAAAGTTTAGTGATCCCCTCTTGAAAACTATGCTGCAGGCTAATTTACCTGATAAATATCGTGATCGCATCGATGCTAATGTAACTGGCGATATCACCGTTCTAATTAAAGGTTTCGGTAAACTGAAAAAGGAAGATAGTGGAAATAGCGCTACCCAATAATTGGAAACAGCGGCCCTACCAACAGCCTCTCCTTAAATATTTTGAGGATGGGGGAAAAAGGGCCGCTGTTGTGTGGCATCGTCGCGCTGGTAAAGATGATACTTCCCTAAATCTGGCCGCTGTAATGGCCCATGTTGAGAAAGGGTTATATTGGCATATGCTTCCAACCGCCACACAAGGAAGAAAGGTAATATGGGATGGTATTGATAAAAAAGGCGACAGGTTTATAGATCGTGTTTTTCCGAAAGAATTGAGAAGGGGTATTAATAACACCGAAATGAAAATAGACCTGAAATGCGGGTCTATGTGGCAGGTTGTAGGCTCCGATAACTACGATAGTTTGGTGGGTGCAAATCCGAGGGGGGTAATTTTCTCAGAATACTCAATTGCCGACCCAAGGGCATGGGATTATATTCGACCTATATTGAGAGAAAATGGTGGGTGGGCCTTATTCATTTTCACACCACGCGGCCATAATCATGGGTATAAACTCTATAAAATGGCATCCCGGAATTCTAATTGGTTCTCCGAAATCCTAACTATCGAAGATACCGGCGTCATGACCAAAGCAGACGCCCAAGAAGAACTCGACGCCGGTATGCCTAGTGAAATGGTCCAGCAAGAATTTTATTGCTCGTTTGAAGCTGCGATGGTTGGGGCTTATTACGGTGATGTTATCAAATTCTTAAGAGAACGTGATAGATTTACCAAGGTTCCTTGGGACCCAAGCCACCCTGTCCAAACTTGGTGGGATTTTGGTATTGGCGTTACTGATATGACCACTATTCTATTTACACAATATATTGGGCGAGAGTGGAGATTCATTGATTTCTACTCAAATAATACTAAAGGCATTGCCGAGTATGCATTGGAATTGAAAGGAAAACCTTATCAATATGATTTTCATGGTGGTCCCCATGACGTTAAAAGAAAATCAGTACAAACTGGTTTGTCTTTACAAGATTACGCCGATAAGTTTGGTCTGGAATTTACCCGTGTTCCAAGAACCCTTGATTTAGCCGGTTCGATCAATAGTACCCGCCAGCAACTTCGTGGTGTTGTTATTGACGAAACAAAGTGTGAAATAGTTATAGATGGGCTGGCGAATTATCGTCGGATATGGGATAATGAAGCCAAAGTTTTCTTAAGTAAACCGGTTCACGATTGGTCCTCCCACATTGCGGATGCTGTGAGAACTTGGGCTGATGGTAATTATTTGATGACTTCGAATTCTGAGATAATCCTGATGGGTAAAACGCCCGTAGCACAAGATTATGACCCCTTTAATCCACCCGCCTCTAGTGGTGGATTAATTATCAATCCGAACGAAGCAGTAGGAGCACCCCCTGTTCCGGGGCTATATGGTATTAACTCTGAGAGGATACACTAATGGGTATATTCGACAAAAACAATGCATTTACGGGCACGGTGAAAAAAGCTGTTACTCAACAGCCTAATAACGCGTTTACTGGTATTCTTAAAAAGAAGTTACAGGAAATGTCAGCATTAATGATGCCACAATTCCAGATGCCGACGATCATATTTCCGGATATTCCGGCACCTCCACCACCTCCAGATTTCGCCAGTATTTTCGCTGCGGAGCGTGAAAAACTTCAACGAGGAATTCGAGCGGGGCGTGGTAGAGGTGCTACCATCCTTACTTCTGTTATGGGTGACACAAGCGACGCACCAATTTCTAAGAAAAAACTCCTAGGCGCATAATTAAAAAGTATTTGTAAAATGCAGAATGAAATTGACATCTTCGCTAAAGTAAAGTCCGAACGATCAACGTTCGAGTCACACTGGCAAGAGTGTGCAGATTACGCCCTACCGCGCAAGAATACTATCACCGGTGTAAGTGAGGGTGGTAGTAAGCGTATGTCAAGAATATACGACTCTACTGCTATTATGGCGAATGAGGAATTGGCCTCTTCGTTGGGGGCGATGCTTACTAATCCCTCTTCCATTTGGTTTAGCTTAATTTTAACTGATCGTGAATTAATGATGTTGGATCCGGTTAGGTTGTGGCTAGACCACGCAACGCGGAAAATGCATAACGTTTTAAACGCATCCAATTTTTATACCGAGATTCCTGAGGTTTATTTAGATTTGGGCTGTTTTGGTACAGCCGATTTATTTATTTCTGATGATATTGAAAAAATCGTTAAATTTAAAACCTATGCTATGGCTGACATTTATCTCGTTGAAAATGCGGCTGGCGAAGTAATTAAGATTTATCGTAAATTTTTCCTACGTTTGTTTGAAGCAAAAGAGCAATTTGGCGATAAGCTCCCGGAAATGTACAAAAGAAAAAAGGATGACATGGAGAAGGTCGAATTTCTTCAAGTCATCCAGCATAGGAAGAAATTCGACCCAAATCGGGCTGACCCAAAGAATATGCCAGTTGAATCTTCTTTCTGGACTATCAAGGATAAGACAAAAATCCTTGAATCGGGCTATCGGGAATGGCCGGTGCCGACTCCCAGGTGGACAAAAACAAACGACGAGGCTTATGGTCGCAGTTGTACAATGAAAGCTTTACCAGACATCAAAATGATTAATGAGATGTCTAAAACTATTCTTAAAGCTGGTCAGAAATCAGCCGACCCACCGCTGATAGTTAATCACAAGGAAATGTATCTCCCACTAAGGACATTTCCTGGGGGTATCAACTATTCTAAGCCTAGTCTTAGTGGTCGGGACCCGATTACTCATTTACAGAGTGGTGCTAATTTCCCATTAAGTTTGGAACTGGAGGAGCGTCGAAGAAAAGCTATTAAGGAGGCTTACTTCTTGGATGATTTGTCTCTTCCCGATGTGAAAACACATGTGTCGGTTCCTGAATTTACCGCCAGGAACCAGGAAAGATTACGTAAGCTTGGCCCAATCCTTGGCCGCTTACAGCAAGAATTACTGCGCCCTATAATCGATCGAGTGTTCGGCATTATGCTTTGGAAAGGTCTGTTTCTCCCCCCACCAGAGATATTAGCAGGACATATACTGGATGTGGAATATGTATCCCCTATAGCTTCAGCGCAAAGAATGGAAGAAGCTAATAGTCTTATGCGAGCATTAAGTTCGGTTGGGCCATTATTGGAAACTAATCCTGAAATACTTGATAATATTGAAACTGATATCACCTTTAGGGACATATCTAGTATAACTAATGTACCCCAAAAATGGATTAGGGATCAAAATGCCGTTGGGGCCATCAGAAAAAATCGTGCTGAGGCCCAGCAAGCCGCGATAGAGCAAGAAGATGCCATCGCTACTGCGGATTCGATGAATAAACTGGGGATAACGGCTGGTGGATAGTCAAACAACTCAAGAAATGGAACAGCAAACGGCTATTGATTATTCAACTACGTTTGGCCGTGACGACATCTCCGCGAGGGTTTTGTATGACATTTTATCCGAGGCTGGTATATTTACTAGTAGTTTTGATCCTATTAATTCTATTATGGCTTTCAATGAGGGTAAACGTAGTTTAGGTCTCATGATCATGGACAAAATGAATATGTCCCCGGAAGATTTATCCAAGTACATTGATTTAGCCGCTGGAAATGAAGAACCCGATTTCCCTAAACCTATAACGGAGAGTGAAAATGACCATCAAGAATAGAATTAGTCTTTTATTTACTGAGTTTAATTTCTCAGTCCCTGGTATTTGTTTTATCGATGCCGGTGCCACCGATGCGGATGCCGGTGCCGGGGGTGGCGACGGGGGGGCCGGGGCC